GTTGGCACAAGCGATCAATGATGATCCACAATTTTATCTAACAATGGGAACAAACCTAACAAACCACCAAAATGATACAACTATGATTCACGGTATTGTTGACACTGCTCTTCTTGCAACAACAGGAGATGTTAATACAGCAGCAACAGGAGCAGCAGTAGCACTAGCAGCACACGAAGCAGATACAACAAATGTTCACGGAATTGCTGACACATCATTGCTACTAACTACAGCACATGAATCAGACACAACAAACATTCATGGAATTGCAGATACTTCACTTCTAGCAACTACAGCAAATGTTGCAACTGCCTTATCTTCTGCTAGTTCAGCACTTACAGCACACGAAGCAGACACAACAAATGTTCACGGCATTGCAGATACTTCAGTTCTAGCAACTGTTACAAATGTATCAACCGCTAAGTCAGAAGCAATTGCAGATGCTGCAACAGCAGCAGATGGCAAGGTATCAACACATAATTCAGACACAACAGATGTTCACGGTATTGGAGATACATCACTTCTAGCAACAACTTCAGACATTACAGCACATAACCTAGAAACAGAAAATGTTCACGGAATTGCTGATACATCTGTTCTTGTAACACAGACACAACTTACAGATGCAGTTAACGGAGCAGTTGTAGACCAATCAACACTTGCTGGTGTTGGAATTGACTGGAATGCAACTTCAGAAGCATTTGATATTGATTCAACTGTAGCAACCAAGACATATGCAGATGATGCAGTTTCAACACACAACTCTGACACAACAAATGTCCATGGTATTGCAGACACATCACTTCTTGCAACAACTGCAGATGTGGCAGCAGTTACAAAAACCACACTAGGACTTGGAAATGTTGACAATACATCAGATGCTGACAAGCCAGTTTCAACAGCAACTGTAACAGCAATCGCAACAGCAAAGTCTGAAGCAATTGCAGAAGTAACAGCAGTTATTGATGGTGCACCAAACGCACTTAACACCCTTAACGAACTTGCTGCAGCACTTGGCGATGACGCTAACTTTGCTTCAACAGTTACAGCATCACTTGCAGCAAAGGTAGATTCATACACACCAATTACACAAAAGACAGCATCTTATACTCTATCAACGCTAGATCACAGAGATGATTTAATTGAAATGAATTCAGCATCAGCACTTACATTAACAATTCCGCTAAATTCATCAATTGCTTACCCAGTAGGAACATCTTTAGATATTCTTCAAACTGGTGCAGGTCAAGTAACGATTGCTGGAGCAGCAGGAGTTACCGTAAATGCAACACCAGGTCTTAAGTTGAGAACTCAGTGGTCATCTGCAACTCTTTTCAAGAGAGCAGAAAACACATGGGTTGTCTACGGCGACTTGACAGCGTAATACAAAATTCAATAAGAAATTAGGAGATACAAATGGCAGCAGGTAAGAAATCAGGTAGAAAGTCCCAAGCGTCAAATGACTTCTTGGAGCCATTAGCACCAACAGGTGTTACAGGAACAAACGTTGGAACAGGAAGAGCCTTCAATAATGGAGCAGTTTCTGTAGCGTTTTCTTTACCAGCACTTTCTCCTGCTGCTACATCTTTTACAGTAACAGCAAGTACTGGACAAACAAAAACTGGAGCATCTTCTCCACTTATTGTTGAAGGTATTGCGTCAGCAGCATCTGTAACATTTACAGTAACAGCAACTAATGCTGCAGGAACTTCCGCAGCATCTGCTGCTTCTGCTGCAGTAACAGTAACAACAGTACCAGCAACTCCTTCAGCACCAACTGCAACAGCAGGAGTAGATGCTGACTCAGTTTCTTGGACAGCACCAGCAAACGGAGGAAGTGCAATTACCTCTTATGTTTGGGCAGCATCAGATGGCAAGACTAACTCAACAGCAGGAACTTCAGTCTCTGTTGGACAAGAAGCAAATACAGCACAGACTTACACTGTTAGAGCAGTAAATGCTAATGGAACATCAGCAACATCACCAGCATCTAACAACGTAACTACTATTGCTCCATTCTTCCCGTTCTTCCCCCCATTTTTCCCCCCATTCTTCCCACCGTTCTTCCCACCGTTCTTCCCGTTCTTCCCATTCTTCCCACCGTTCTTCCCACCATTCTTCCCACCGTTCTTCCCACCATTCTTCCCATTCTTCCCACCGTTCTTCCCACCATTCTTCCCGTTCTTCCCACCATTCTTCCCATTCTTCCCGTTCTTCCCATTCTTCCCACCGTTCTTCCCGTTCTTCCCGTTCTTCCCACCATTCTTCCCATTCTTCCCGTTCTTCCCATTCTTCCCACCGTTCTTCCCATTCTTCCCATTCTTCCCACCATTCTTCCCACCAACCTTCACTAGCAGTGGTTGTTCAGGATGTATCAGAAGTTATTGCTGGCAAGCATGCCCTGGTTGCTGCGGTAGTTGTGGGTGTTAATAAATATGTTATACTACACTAAAGGAGATCTAAACTATGTACGCAATAATTGTTAAAGATACTGAAGATACTTATGATGTAATCTCAGCACTTAGAACTACGGAGGAAGTAAGAGCCTCTCTTGATTCTGAGTGGGATAAAGGTCTTCCTGTAGTTGGTATGAACATAACAGACCATAAGGCAACAGCCACAAAGGGTTCAACCTGGAATGGAACATCATTTGACGGAACTGCAAATGAAGGCTTCTTAGCCCTGACTCAAGAAGAAAAAGACTCATATAAGCAGTATGCTTTCTTATGTGGAAACAAGATTATCCACAGAATGAGTATGGACTCTGATAACGAAAAGGCAGAACTTTATGATGCAGCATTTGCTGGAGAAGTGTTCTTGGTAAAATGTGCTTTTGCAGTTAATGGAACAAAGGTTTCATACAATCAAGTAACCAGAGAAATCTCACCAGTTTAATAAAAAATATCTAGACAATTGTTTTGTGATATAATATAATCACAACTAAAACAAAGGAATAGGGAAATAATTTATGACAACTTATGATGAAAATGAGACCCCTTGGTTCACTAAGGATAGATCAGAAACTGCAGTAAACAGATATCCATCAAGAACTATTGAGAATAATATTTTAGTTGAAAACCCAGCATTAGGAATTAACCTATATAGAAACGTATTTTCAAAAGAAGATTCTGAAAGATACATAAACATTCTAGAATCAAATCTTGGCGGAAACGGTAAGTATAAATGGTCAGAAGCAAAAGTAACTAATTCTGATGTCCCAATTAAGAAGGCTAGAGACGCTGTAGACTTTAGGTTTAAGCAAGAAAACTTGGGACCAAGAGATGAACACAACTCTGAACTTATTGATCTTCATGAAGAAATTTATCAAAAGTTAAAGTTATGTGTTGATGATTATGCTAGATATTGGGGCATCAATGTTGTGTATTATGAAGCCTTTAACTTTGTAAAGTATGAAGGAGAAGGAACCCACTTTAATATTCATGCAGACCACGGTCCAATGTACAACTGTACGGTATCGGCTGTTGTATATATAAACGAAGACTACGAAGGTGGAGAAATTAGGTTTCCAAGAATGGACAACTACACTCATAGTCCAAAAATAGGAGACATTGTTCTTTGCCCATCAAACTATATCTATGAGCATGCTTCATTGCCTATGAAAGAGGGAACAAAGTATTGTGTTGTCGTAATGACAGACATTAATGAACTAGGACACAAGTAGTGTCTTTAGTCGCTAAGTTCAGATCTTTCAGACCCTGGTTAGATAAAGATAATATTTCTACGCCAGTACCAACACAAAAAGAAATGCCAGACTGGTATAAGGATGCAGATAGATTTGCAAAAATGCCAAGTGGTGAATACTATAAAGCACCAAAAGAGGTCTGTCCATTTCCCAAAGAAGGCACAACAGATGATTATGGAAAGATCCCTACATGGAAAGCGTGTCCTGCAATCATGGATGCGTTTGCAACTGGATATGTTTTTAAAACTCCATGCGATTTAAAGTTTGCTAAAAATTCTCAGGGTATTATAAATGTTACAATTGATGACCCTAAGTATAAAGACTTCTGTACACAAAGACCACCAATGCCACAGTTTGAACACCCTAAAGGATACTACCAGTACCACTTTGCGTGGAGTTCTCCATGGGGCCTAGAGTTGCCAGAAGGCTATAGCGCATTATTTATGACACCAATGAATAGGTTTGATCTTCCGTTTATGAACACAACTGGAGTTGTAGATTCTGACAAGGTACATCTTCTTGGAAGTTTTCCATTTTTTATAGCAGAAGGCTGGGAAGGAACGCTCCCTGCTGGAACCCCATACATGCAGGTACTACCATTTAAAAGAGAAAACTGGGAACACGAAATAGAAATTTTAGGGCAGTCTGAGATATATGGTAAAATGGTAGATAACGCAAAATTCTATCGGCAACCTGATGGAGGAGTGTACATTAAAAAAGTTTGGTCCCGCAGAGAATACAAATAAGGAGAATACAATGCAGACATGGACAGAAAAAGAAGATCTTGGCAATGGAATTATTTGCTATAGAGGCGTAATTAAGAAAGAGTTTGATGTGATAAACAGACTTGAAGCCAATCTAGGATCAGTTGCTGGATATGGAGAGTTGTCAGCAGAAGGAAAAAGATATCACTGGATGCCAGCATATGTAGGATATCAGCAACTTATGCCAGACTATAGAGACTGCGTTGACTTTAAGTTTAAGAAAACAGATATAGAATTAGACAAAAGCCAAGACTCATTAAATCTTCAGGAACTGTGGCAAGATGTCTATGATGCACAGTTTGCAGCAGTAGAAGATTACAGAAGAGATTACAACATCATGCCACTTAAGTATTGGGAGGCATTTAATTTTATTAAGTATGGCCCAGGACAACACTTTAAAGAGCATCATGATCATGGATATTCTTATAACTGCACTCTTTCTTTAGTTGCATATGTAAATGATGATTATGATGGTGGAGAGTTGTTCTTTAGATTGCAGGGCTTAAACATTAAGCCAAAGGCTGGAGATCTTTATATCTTCCCGTCTAACTTTATGTATCCTCATCAGGCAATGCCAGTGCACTCTGGAACAAAGTATTCAATTGTAACTATGTTAGATTACAGCAAAAAGTATCATACACCAGACATGTATGATTCAAAATGGGATCAAGAGTAATGCTAAATATTTCAGTAGAAAAAATGCAAGGGAGTAACTTTGAGATTAGCCCAATGTCAATCAAAAGAGAATGGATGGATGCAACATCAGAAAACCACGCATACAGATGTTTTCCAGTAACACAGGCAAACGTCGTTGGATGGAACCTTTCTTGCACAGAAGATATTGAATTTGAATGGGATGGAATAACTGACCAAACAGATCAGCATATAAAAATATTTAGTCCAACAAGTTCTTATGCTGGAAGAGGTCAGGCTTCTATAAGTTTAAACACTAGTTTGGTTTTTAAAACAGATCCAGACATCAGCATTTGGACAATTAATCCAGTAAACTATTTCAGCGAAGACTTTGAGACTATGTCTAATTTGATCAGTACATCTTTTTATCCTAATCCACTCCCACTAGCCATTAAAGCACGAAAAGCAAATCAAAGAGTGGTTATAAAAGCAGGAACTCCAATAGCAACTGTTATTCCTATATCTCTAACAAGTTTAAATAACACAGTCATAGAACTTGTTAAATATAGAGATGAGGACAGGTCAAAAGAAAAAGCAAACATATCCTACGGAGAAGCAGCACAAGAAGTCAATAAGTCTGGGAAATGGACAGATTGGTATAGAGATGCTGTTAATGAAAAGGGAGAAAGTCTGGGTTCTCACGAAGTAAAAGCCTTAAAACTTTCAGTTAAAGATAACACGAATGGTGATACAATATGAACATGGATGAATATAAGGTAGTACAAAGAAAACCATCAATGACACCGTCAGGCTGGTTTGGTAATAGCAAAGATATGATTGTTGAGTTAGAAAATTTTATGACTCAAGAAGAAATAGAGTTTCTAGAAAAGGCTGCAAAGTCATTAACAATTTGGGATGTTACTGAAAGCCATGTTAATGAAAATGGAACTGTTGTATATGAAGCAAGTTATTGGAAAGACAGGGTTGCTACTAGTCCTACTCTAGATAAGAATGATCCATCGATTGCTCCAATTATTGCAGGTCTGTTTGAAAGACTAAAGCCAATAGTTGAAGAGTTCTACAAGGTAAAGGTTATTCCTACTGGAACAACCATTGTTAGATGGCTACCTGGCCAGTTACAGAAGCCTCATGCAGACAAAGAACTGCATGAAGGTCCAGATGCTGGAACTCCAAATGATTTTCCAAACTACGACCTTTCTAGTTTGTTCTATTTGAATGATGATTATGAGGGTGGAGAACTTTACTTCCCACTACAAGGAGTTCAGTTTAAACCTAAAAAAGGTGCAGCATATTTTTTCCCAGGGGATAAAAACTATATTCACGGAGTAACAGAGATTAAGAGTGGTATTAGATATACATGTCCGTTCTTCTGGGAAATCACAGAACACACAGGAGATAGAAAGCCGTGACAAATTCCTTCAATGTAGTTGAAATATATCCAAAGATTTTTGTATACAAGGGTCTTTTTAAAGATATTGATAAAACCTATAACCTTTTAAAAGAGTCTAATGGAGAAGAGGACGGTCTGTTTAGTCCATGGACACCCTGGTCTAAGTTTGGCGAATATATTAATCCAATATTTAAAGGATACAACGATAATTTAAAAATAGAGCATGCTGAAAAAGTGGAAACTTCAACAGAAAAGCAAGAAGAGCATAAGCAAGTTCTTTTGGAAATTTTAAATAATTTTATGATAGCAACAAAAGACTATATTGCAAAAAATAATGTTGATTTTGATGAAAATAAAATTGTTCCAGACATTAAAGATCAAAATGGAAATATAATTAGCGATTGGGAATATACTGGTCCATCTATTGCAAGGTATACACCAGATATTGAAGATTCAGTAGCAATGACATACCATACAGACTAT